GTTAGATATGTATGTATTATTTTTATCCCTCTTTTATTATGTGGAACCGTAGGGAGTCAAACCCTAATTGCCGCAGTGCAAGTGCGGAGTAATCTCGTTATACCACAGCCCCATATATTTCTATGCTTCAGGAAGTTCGCAAACATCACCATCACAAAACTTATCTACAACCGCTTTGTTTCCCTTAACTTGTCTAAAATTCAATTTCTTCAACTTAGAAACAGTTTTATCATATTTTTTTTCATCTATAGCCTCATACGGCATCTGTCTATAAGCTCCACCACTTGATCTTGGTAGTAATGATATACCCTTTAATTTGTACTGAAAATAATTTAACACGTGTGGTAGTTCATCTGCTTCTGTTTCGGGGTCAAATGTAGCAGTGCAACTAACCTGATTATCTGCCCAATGTCGTTGTAAGAAAGCGGCTAAACTGAATTGTTCCCAAATCGAAAGTTCAGCCGCTGTTCTTATACCCTCCCCAGCATCAACTGGAATGTCTACAACTACCGTAGAATTTTCTGAACCAAATGCAGGTTCTATCTTATAACCGGCTTTAGTTAAAGGTTCTATTAACTCTGAACATTTAGATAATCTAATCCTACGAATATAAAATCTTGACTCCGGATAGTGCATTCCAGGAGTTGCTCCTACCAATAATGAAACTGTACCACTTGGCTTAACCGATGTAGTTTTAATTGATTTTGGTACAGCAAACCAATCACTATATTGTTTATCCCAATCTTGAATTGTATCGTACCCTTCTTCCAACCAATCTTTTAATTCTTCTAAACCTCTATTTGTAATAAACTGTGCAACACCACTTACTGAGCAACCAATTCGTCTATTTCTTAACATAACTCTATTAGTATCTGGCCAATGTGTTTTACCAAGTGTTACCGTCTTAGCATACAGATAAGCATATTTAAGTGTCCTCTTATAATCCTCTAATGATTCATGGTTGTTTGGAAACGTTTCCACAAGACAACATAACTCATACGATTCTAAAGTTTGTTCCAAACAAGGATTACCGCCAGCTGCTCTATGATCTTTATTGTCTTTTCCATTCTTAATTCTACTATAATTCTGCATATTATCTAACCACGCAAGACCCGGTTCACCATTGTTTACAATTCTAGTACATACATCAGAATAATCCATTCCAAGTTCTGCAAAAACTGAATTGTTAGACGTCCATCCATACGACTCTCTCTTAGGGTTCAATTTATAATTTTTTAAATCTAAGTATTCTTCTGAATCTGCTGCACCAAATACTATCTCAGCTGTTCTACGTACATTTCCTGCTACTACACATTTTCCAATCAAGTTCATTACATCTACAATTGTAGTTACTGTAATTGGTTCACCAGTATTATTATCCATAACCATTTTTACAACATCGTGTAATTTCATCAACGGTTCAGGACCACTAGACACGCCGCCAAACCCTTTGATTGATTCTCCTTCTTGTCTAATCTGTGAATAATCAAATTTTATTGGAGCTGTTCCATGAAAATACGATTCCAATACTAATTTTAATGATTCAACCCAACCTTCACGAGAATCAGGTATCTGATACTCTTCTTCTTTTCTATTGCTATTTGTACCCTTAACAATGATTTCACCAGCACCCTTCGTATCAAAACCAACTCCTACACCCAACATCGATGCATCCATCAAAAAACAAAATGGTTTTGCAATATCATCTTTAAGAGTAGCAGTTGATACAAATGCACAATTATTAAGCGCCGCGTATAACCCTCTCTTTTCAGTAAGATTTGTACCCATCGCCCACAATCCACGGCCCGGTGGTAAGAATTTCATACTGAACATTCGAGAATACATTTCTTGAGCCGACCTCTGAGCTTGCCATGGATTCCAACCCAATTGATGAGAATCAATCCAGTTTTTCTGCATGGTGTATGCACCTTCTACAACTCGTCTAATAGTTTCCCACCACTGTTCATTTTTTCCATTTTCTTTAATTCTAGAATATGTTCTCATGTAAACTAATTCACCTAGACCATTAAATCCAAATGGTGGTTTTTTTCTCTTATATTTCTGTACAAATGGTGTTGATAAAACAAAAGGTTCTGACATAACTTTCTCCGGAATTTATATTATAAACACTTAGTTCGTGTCAAACTCGTCATAACGTTTTTTAAGTAATTTTCTGACATATTCATTTCCATTATTCATTTTACTTTGCACTGCTTGTCCGGACGACGTTCCAGAATCAAAAATGTCTATTTGTCCAGTAGCTGTATTCATCATCGTCGGAAATGTTAATCCATCTGGTCCAAATCTGTTCTTAATTATGTGGACTCTTCCGGTATTCGCTACCTTATCTTCAATTTTTCTAGATAAACTCAAAACAAAATCTGCAATCATGATTTTGTTGTACGACTCTGCTATTTTTTCAGCTCCAATTATATGTTCCTCTAAACTAGACCTATTCGCCTGAGAAGCAGTCCATATTGGAACTTGAAACTCTCCACTCAAACCCCGTAACTCTTCATAAATATTTCCTAACTGATGTCTCATCTCTCCAAATCCTGACGTATCACTTAATAAATCTGCGTAATCCAAAAAAACTATATCTGGAGAATGACCCATTAATTCAATTGTTTTCAAGTGGGTGAAAATAGTTTGTACAGTAGCAGCCTTAGATGGATAGTATTTTATGAGTAACTCACCCTTACACTGATCCTCGATAATCTTTTTTACTTTATCTCTATGTTCAGGTATTTGTGAAGTTTCAATACCAGAAAATATAGCTCCGTATCGTAAACCAACGTATGCTTGATTAAGCTCTAGTGTATAATGCATAACATTCATACCAGCTCTAAGTGCATTTGCTCCCAGTGCTTGCAAAAGCCAACTCTTACCCACACCAGCTGGAGCAACAACTATTCCCAATTCTCCACCAGCTAATCCACCATCTGTAATACCGTCTACGGCTCCCCACCCAGTTGAAACAACTTCTCTTGATACCTGATCCATTATAGAATCAAATTCTTTAACGTAATTTAAACCAACATCTCGTCTGGTGCCAGCTCTCATAGCATTATCAATGAGTCTCTTAATTTCGTCATACCTACCAGACTGAAGCATATCTACTGACTTGACTATAGCACTCTTTAACTCTTGATTTCTACAGAACTCTAAAGTCTGATCCTTTACAAAATTTAAATCGGTTGCTTCTATGTACTTCATTATTTCTCGAAGTTCATCAACCACAGATTGCTTTAGAATATCACTGTTTATTGTATTGATCTTAACTTTTAGGGTATCTAACGTGGGAATAGCTTTATACTCGTAAAAATATGCTTTAATCTCCCTAACTAACCACTGTTTTGATTCCGTATCTAATTGCTCAGCTTGGAGTAAATCGTAAATTGTTTGAATAAATTCACCATCCACCAGCAAACACGTAATAACCTTCGTCTGAAACGTATTTCCAAATTTTGTTAATGAATCACTAATCGGGGGCATTCTCAATAACCATATCTAACGGATTAAATGTTTGCTGTAACCACACATCAGGATTTCTTATCGCTTGATTTATTTTATCCTCTAAAAACATCGTATGAAGCTTGTACTTCACAAGTCTACTTGGCATATCATTCACAATATTTAATATTTTACTCTTAGCACTACCAGATATGTCTACATCCGATAATTGCATAAGCCTATAGTTTCTCTCTAAGAGTTGTTCGTGATCTTTAAAACCTGATTTGTTTATAAACTCTTCAATATTACTTATGTTTGTATCCTTCAAAAATGGCATTTTTTTCAATATCGTTTTTAAAGCGTAACCTCGTATTCCATTAATATTATCCGATTTATCACCATCAACTATCCTATAGTATATCATATTCTCACACAACATTTTATATTCATCCTGTACACGATATCTATCATAAAGTATTTTCTTTGTTGGAGACCAAACTGAAACACGATCGCTTACTAACTGAAGGAAATCCTTATCGGATGACATTATAGAAATTTTAGAATCAGCTAATACGTTTTCCGTGATGTATGCAATAGTATCATCAGCTTCTATATTATCAATTGTAACAATGGTAACAGGGAGGTTAGACAGGTACTCAATAAGCCTGTTTATTTGTCGACGCATACTTTCTTTATCGTTTTCTACGTCCATTTCTTGAAATCTATACGGACGTTTGGGTGGTTTACGCTTTCCTTTATACCCCTTATAAATTTTTCTACGTCGTTGAGATCCACCAGGACCATCAAATACAATAATCAATCTAGTGGGGAATAGAGTTCTTACTGCGAATCCAACGCTTTGCAAGAACCCTATCATTCCACCAATATGAACTCCATCCGAGTTGGTAGCAGGGGAAGCAGACCACGCCCGGATGAAGTTATTCAAACCATCAACTAAAAGAATATGATCGTTTAGCGAGGTTGAAGTAGTTAATTTCGTTTCTATTTGAGATAGAATTTCAGCGTAGTGCTTACGCATCTTCGTTTAAGACTTCATCAGTAAATTCAACATCATCAATTCCCCTATTTTCCTGATATTCGAGTATGCTATTTTCACATATCTTATCGTAAAGAAAATTTTTGAATTCATCGTTTCCACTAACGATATCACCAAAATCCTTAGACAAAAATTTCTTTTCTGATCCGTTAAAGTCAATGGTATACCATGCACCTTTGTTTGTAGCAATTTTCAAGTCTTTAAGAACCTGTAACCATCCACCTTTATCATCTATTCCACGATCAAAGTACATATCGTAATCTGCACTTCTCATTGGTGGTCCTATTCTATTCTTAATAACCTGTGCCCTACATTTTACACCGATTGTATTTCCTTCTTTGTCCTTTATTTGGCCCATATTCTTCAATCGTATTCTAGTCGAAGAATGAAACGGTAAAGCTAATCCTCCACTTGTTGTATATGGATCACCAAACATAACACCCATTTTCTGTCTCAATTGATTTGTAAAGACCAACGTAATCTTATTTCTACCAATCATCTGAGTAACCTTACGCATAGCTTTTGAAATAATAATAGCCTTGCTAGTAGCCCAACCATCCTTTTCATAATCAGCTGCCATCTCAACCTTAGTAGATGCTCCAGCCAAACTGTCAACCAATATGGTGACATATTTGTCCTTATCAGATTCACGAATCTTTAATATAATATCTTCAATAGCCTGAAATATTTCCTCTACCGTCTCTATGTGTAGGTACAGTAAATTAGAAACATCACATCCTATCGCGTCTAAGAATTGTCTACTAACGGATGTTTCCGTATCAATGTAAACCGCTACTCCATCTTTCTTTTGAGTCTCAGCTAAAACATGAGCTCCAAGCAAAGACTTACCAGTAGAAGTCAATCCATTTATTTCAGTTATTCTTCCAACTGCAATACCTCCATCAGGCCTATTAGATATTGCTAAATCTAAAAGTGAAGAACCCGTAGAAATAAAATCTTTAATATCTGTGGGTGTTGAGTGAGATCCATCAAGAAAGTACGCAACTTTCTGACCTTTGAATTTTGTGTTTAAACTTTCGGCAATAGTTGATGCCAACGTGTCTTTATTAGACATAGTATTTCCCCTAAATGTTAAAGGGCCCAGAAAACTGGGCCCTATTTCAGATTAGTTATTGAATAATTCGTCAAAAGCTGAAGACACATCCGATGTCGAATTCTTAGCTTTTTTAACAGGATCATTCTTTACCGGAGAATTAACATCGTCATCATCTACACTCGAATCCTGATTCAACCATTCAGAAAGAACTTTATGTAAATCATCATAACCCATCTCGTTATAAAGTTCCTTGATATCACGCTGTGTATCCTTAATGGTTTTCATTACATCAGGGTTTTCCGTTACGGGAGTTTGATTTGGTTTGACCCGAATCGTAGTCATTGGGAATGCTCTACCAGTTTCTTCGCTGGTTTTGAATTCAACTACAATATCCCTACCGTTTACTGGATCAGTGATGTCACCATAATCAGGATCTGCGATGATGCTTAAAAGTTCCTGGTAAACCATCTTACCAAATCCCCAGAACTTTACACCTTCCTGCTCTTCGCCACGTACTATTATTGGGGCAAATGTACGCATTTTGGCTTCGATTTTTCTTCCTAATTTATAGTCATCATTACTGCCAGAGGTTTTAAGCTTTACAGCAAACTCCTCAATCGGATCAGGCCGACCGAATGAAATAGGTGAAAGATAAAACCTTTCTCCCATATCATAATGAAAATACAACTCAATAAACGGATTATCCTTGTTGTGTTTGTAAGGTACAATTCGAACTTGAGTTTTTCCCGGACTGGGTTTCCAAAGTGAGGACGTTTTAGTAGTTGCTTGTTGAAGCTGATCTAGACGCGCTTTTATTGCGGTAATGTCCATAACATTTCTCCTTATTTTTTACTTTTTAATGTGCATTGATTACAATAATATATATTAATCTACAACCCCAAAATCACGTTTTTTTACAAAAAAAATCGGCTTGGTGGTTTTTAAGTCGTTATATAGTGGAGACTAAAACGCAACACAAGCCGATTTTTTAAAATATTGGGGGTGTGGAACAGCCATTCCACATTGAATCACTCTGATTTTTATGCCTTCACACTTTATTTCCGAAAGTTACTACGATTCTCCTCAGTGTTATTAACACCGTCAGAGCGAATACAACTTCTAAACAAATACCTTAGCCCTCAAAGATTGGCTTATTCGGTCAGTTCTCAGGGAGATTTCCTTTCGGGTACTCCCAGTGAAGCGAAAAAGTAGGCTACTTTTTCAAGTAGTGTTGACCCAAACTCTCTCACAGAATGTCTTCCAGTATTACCCACATTCAGGATGAATACTCTCCACTATAGAGGATCGAGATACTTTACAAGCCTTTTAAGAAACCTGTTATTCGGTCAACCCCACAGAAAGGCGATCAACCTTCCTGCTTTCAATTTTCAAAAAACATCGGTTATTTTACCGATAGATTATATATATTATCTTAAAATCCCAAAACACAATTTTTATATAACTTTTTTATATTAAGGAAGCAACCTCTCCACTATTAGGAAACCTACCAGATTGCTTCTTACTAAAAATTAATTCACCATTCCTGATAATTTCAAAAACTCCACCACTAGATTGAATTAATTCTGCTTGAATGTTGAATTGATTACTTAACTCGTCTCTCAAACTGAGAGCTCTTGGTTCGTAGTTTCACTCCATGCAGTATTCTATTGAAACACTTATTCCTGTCGTAACGTCAATATTAGATGTCGTAGATGCCACTTATAATTCTGTCCAATCCTGTGGGTTACTGTACTTAGACTTATAGTACCACTTCTTTTCTTTCTGACTCCAAATATAAGCGTACTCAGTACCCATATCAAACTTAAACTTATCGCGGCTACTGGTTTTATACGACATGTCGTCCCTTTCACCCCGATCACGACCATAAAATAAAGTCTCACCCTTCTGGGGATCTTTAAAACTGTGATCGTCTCCGCCCTTCATGCTCTTATCCAAGAAAGATATTCCGTGCTTACCAAGTTTCATTAAATCAGCTACCTTAGAATTGCTACTGTAATATTTGTCAAGCATCTTACCTGCATGCTGCGGGTACCCATCGTAATGATTGTACACAGAGTAAATCTTACCGTTAGAAGATTCCACTCCA